GGCCATTCCAACCGGGGTGCAATCCAAAACCATTTTAACGCCCATATAAACCAATTTGTCAAAACTTACATTCGTTTTCATCGCTTTGTCCTTTACCGGGAACCGGCCCGGGCCGTGGTGTTCTATCTTGAACCCGGTACAAATGTAAGGATAATTTTTATATTTCCAAACACTTTTTATTAAATTTTGCGAAAAAGTTTCGTTTTGTCCTCAATCGCCGGATTCCATCGGACCGTTCCGGCCGCCAATGCCTGTTCAAATGCGGCGTCGGTCGGCCCGTGTTGGCCCAACTCAAACCAATGTTTGAATTTGGCCCGCTTGACCATAACCCGGCAAATCCCATTCGGGTCCCGGGCAATATACGCGTCAACCTTATTTGCCATTAGTCCCGCCGTATTTGGTCAATCTCTTTTGCAATCGTTCAATCTTCCGTTTCCGTTCATCCGCAACGGTTTGTTCGCCGAACATATATGCAAGTTGTTCGCACATAATTTGAACATCCGCAATTTCCGTTACAACGTCAAGTGTTCCGACACGTTCACGACGGAATTTGCATAACGCATCAATCAATTCGGCACATTCTTCGATTGCCATATTTATTTGTGATTCCGGGCCGAAATTCTCAACGGCCAAAACACATACGGTTTTTTCATTCGGTTCCATCATTTTTTCAAACTTGGTTCAACCAATATCCCATATCCATATTGGGTTTGTTTGCACACGACATTTTCCAAGGCTTCCGGCGGGTAAAAGTAACGGCAACAATCTTTCGGGCCGGTCCTTGTATTCATCGTTCCGCAAAACTTACAACGGCCACCGATTGCGCATTGTTCTTTCGTCATATCAAAACAATTTTGGCGTCGGGTCCAACAAATGCGCATTAAGGGCATCCAACTCTTTTTCCAACCGCCGGGATTCATCCAAAATTTCCGGCCTTCGAAGCGCAAAGTATCGGCGTTGCGTGTGTCTGACGTGTGCGACAAATCGCACGTATCCCATCGCCTGTTCGGGCGTTATTTTTGCCAAATTTTCGATTTCCGGGACTTTTGGCGTTTCAATGATACATTTATCCATTTTTCTTTTTGCGTGTCTTTACGGGCTTGGAAATGGCCTTTTTGGCCGGACGTCCTCTTTTCTTCGTTTTTGGAACGTCTTTGGTCGCTTTTGGTACGGTTTTCCGTGTTTTCGGCACGGATTCGGGCGTTTTTGGTACGGATTCGACGGGATGGGTACACCAAAAGAACGTTTCGGTTCCTACCCTGTAAAAATGTTCGCAAGAACGGCAACCCGTGGAATCAATCATAATTTTCTTTCCAAACGGGCAATAACCCGGTATGGTCGTAAATACTTTGGTCGGCATATTATTGTAATTCTTCGCCGGTCAAATCGAAAACGCGTTGTTTGATTTTCTCCGCTTCAACTAACAATCTAAAACGCAATTGTTTTAATTCCTTTGCGTCCATTTCTTCCAACTTGGCGGGTTTCCCATCCGAATATTGGAATTTGATTGAAATAATAACGTGTCGCATATCAAAACAATTTATTTTCGTTCGAATCTTTTTCCGGGCGCAAACTGTTTCAAATTCCCAATGCGGGTTACTGTTAAATCGTGTTTATAATTTTGATAACACGAATTGTCACAAAAAATTTTCTTTCCATACATAACGCCGCCATATTCTTGAATGTCGGACGCGTCCGGTTTATATGGCAAATGAACAATTACATTCCCGCAAAAATCGCACGAACATTCATACCACTTTCGTATCATATCAAAACAATTTTTGGTATTCCCGTTCCGGCAAATTTGCCTTTACCCATTTCGGTTCATTAACCAACGCCCAACGGCCGAAATGCATTAACAACAGGGCATCGGCGTTCCATAATGTCACATTAACGCCACGATATAATTGTGCGGCCGCATCCTTGTACCGGCGTTTTCTATCGGCCTTTTCTTCGTGAACGCCACGAACGCGCAATTTCAATTTGGTTTGCCACGAAAGAGGATGAACCAATACATACGGAATCCCGGACGTTTCGATTAAGGCTTTAAGATGTTCGAAATTCGCCATCATCTTTTGAACCCTGTACAACTTTCCCATATTCGTTTTTCCGTCCGCGTCCGCTTTAACATCGTCGGGACGTACTGACAATTTTTCAAGAAACACAACAGGTTTGAAATTTTCGACGTAATACGTGAAGAAATCCCGCAATTCTGTAATGTCTTTCGGCATCTTCAAAGCCTTGACACTTTGTTCGGGAACAAATACGGCGATTCCACCGGCCGCGCCCGGGTCAATGCCAATAACGCAATTGATTTTTATTTTGTTATCCATTTTTAACAAAAACTAATATTGATTCATTTTGCACACGCAAATTTGCGTTTGCGCCAAATCCCATACGTGGTGTTTCGATTAAGATTTCATCTTTCAACGTCAATCCCATGTTCGAAATTACCTCTTTATGGAAATTAACGACATCTATTACAACACCTTTGCGGATATGATTAGATACGTTCACAATCAATAACCCATCATGAGCCAACACACGTTTACATTCACGCCAAATGTCCAAATGCTTATCCCGATAACGTGTGCCAAATTGCATTTGTCCCGTATTTTCCTTTTTCAGTTCATGCCCAAGAAAATGCCGGTATGTGACACGTTTTGAACCATCCCGCGCAATAAAACTATCGGCCATGCGATTACCATACGTTGGCGATGTGCAAATTGCGTCAAATTGTCCATCCACGGCCCAATACATATTTGCGGCGTCCGTAAAATGCCATTCGTCAATTAGATATTTTTCGCCAATTTGCCATTCCATTTCAATATCATTGCAAGTGATACGACCGGTATAACCGAATTTCCGAATTTCCGCTATTTTACCGGTCCCGGCCATCGGGTCCAATATGTTGTTCCGTCCCTTTAACAGTTCGGCAAAAATAGGTATGAATGTATCTGTATATTTTGCAGGATGTTTCATTTCTCTAAACTTATGTAATTGTTTATATTAATTCCTTGATTAATCATTGTTTCAAACGTGACGGTTAACGCCTTGCGACGGGCCAAAACGAATGAATCATATTCCAATTCCGGGTCGTCGGTTCCGGTTCTTTGCAATCGGCGAACCGAACCGATATAACCACGCCGGGCGTAATAGTTAATTGTACGCTGCAATATTTCCTTTTGGTCGGCCAATGTTATTTCGACCTTTTCAGCAAGCCCGGCGGCGGCCAACGTGTCATAACATAACATTTCGGCAATTGGCGACATTTCGGGCAATCGCCCGTTTTCCTTGAAAAATTCAAACGCCTTTATGCAATCTTTACGGGTTTCGTTCATGTAATACCGTTCACGTTCCGGGTTTGATTTCGGCCCCTCTTTCGGGACCGCTTCGTTTGCTTTCTTCAACACCCAAGCCCGGCGGCCTTTATAAGCGTTAAGAATCTTGCACACGTAATCCGCATTGAATTGTTGGTAATGGTTCCGGTCGGGTTGGCCATCGCGCCCACGTGGTAAGAAATCGTCCAATTCGCCCGTAATGCTCATTTCGAACGCCATCCGAAAATCCTTTAACGATAATCCGGGATAATACCTTTTCAGTATTTCCGCGGTCCGGATAACCAAATATTGGCGGTCGCTTTCATCCGGGAACCTGTACCCAACATCTTTGCAAATCCATTTCAAGGCCATGGCCAATTCGGCGGAAAGGTCAACGGCGTTATATTCGGCAATGGTTTTCGCCGTGGACGCAAGAAACACGGCCTTTTCAACAGGTCCCAATGCGCCCATTACGGCGGGAATCTTGACCATTTCCCGGCGTATCATAACGGCCGTTTTCCGTACCGGTCGGACGGCGATTTGGTTGTCGTTCTGTTCCATCGCTTAATCGGCCATGTCTTGCAAGTATTTCAACGCATCGGGCGACAATCCCGGGCCGGTTCCGCTTTTCCGGTGCAACTTGCCCTTTTCCATATCGCCCCGAATGAAATTCCGCGCCGTTGCAATCCAATCTTTCATTTTCTTGCCCTTTTGCGCGGACCAATCCGCGACGGCGTGGTAATAATAGACCATATCCACGTCGGCAAATTCCGGGGCCGTAAATTCGGCGGCAAACGCGTTGTATTCGGCGAACCTGGAATTTTCGAACAGACACGCGGCCGGTTCGGCGGTCCGGCGCGGCCGGGTAACTGTAACCGTTTCAAATGCCGGTTCGGACGGGAACAAACCGCCGTCGGCGGCTTTATTCTGTTCTATTGTATTTTGATTATTTACTTTTGTTTGATTGCCTAAACTTTCGTTGTGGGTTTCGCCTAAACGTTCGTTTTGGGTTCCCTCAACTTTCGTTGTGGATTGTAAACTTTCGTTGTGGGTTGTGAAATTCACTTTGTCATAATTAGGCCCAAACTTGTAAAAGGTTTTGCGCATCAAATCGCAATTGGGATGCCGGGCCAACAGTCCGGAATCAATCAATTTGTTAATTCGCTTGATGATTCCCGCGCCCGTGCTAATTCCAAGAATCGGCAATTGTTGAATAATGACATTGTGGGAAACCCAAAAATACGTTCCGGTTTCGGTTTGCAATTTCATACACTTATCCGAATGTGCGTATTGCTTGATGAAATCAAAAATTGCCATATCCACAACATCCAAGTTCAACCCGGCGTTGATTACCGCCAATTGGTTTATCGTAATCGTGTATTGCATTCAAAAAAAACGCCCCGTATTTCCAACCAATCGCGGCCACGATTGGGGTACTTTACAGGGCATTAAATTTCCGTGTCAGTTGTGGCCGCAACTGTTATTTGATGCAAATATAATCATTTTTCTTTATCCGGCAACAATAACGACAAATTTTGCGTCGGTGCAATCGCTTGGCGTATTTCCTCAATCCGGGTATCATTGGCGACCAACGAAACAACAGGATAACGGGATGAAACGCCGGGTTTGTTACTCTTGGCAAACTGTACCGACAAATCGAACACGGTTTGCGTAACCGTTCCGCGCATCATTTGCACACCGTCGAATGATTCCCGGATGTTCCGGACGCTTGACGCTTTGCCCTTTGTGGAAAATTGCCACACGCCAACGATTCCCCGGACGGCCGGGACAATGAACCGCAACGTTAAGACAATATCCCAATTTTCGGCCCCGCGTTTGGTCGGGTTGTTCTTTGCGATTTGGTCCATAATGTCCGGGTATGAATCCACGGAATACGGAACATAACGTTTCCCGTCCCAAATTTCGAACGTCCGGCCGTCGCCCTTGGCAACCAATGCGCCCGCGTTGTCGCGGTATTCGTACCGTTCGTTGCATACCTTTTCCGGGGAATCATCCGGGAATATTACTTGGATTGTTTGCGGCTTTTCGCCCAACGCTTGCGTGAACATCCCGGCATACTTTCCGGCCGGTATGAAATAATCCACGGAAACCGGGTATTCCCGGCCGTTTTGGGCCATTTGTTTTTTGCCAATGTGCAACCGGCCGATTTCGGGCAATTCCAAGATTGCCGCGCCCTGTTCGGGCCTGTATATTCTTCCGCCCATTTATCCAAAGATTATTTTTTTTAAAACTTCCTTTGTTGCCGCAATATTTTGTTCCGGCGTAAAATATTTGTGTCCCCTATCAAAAGAATGATGAACCGATGTAACAACCCTTTCTTTATCATCAAAATACACAGCGACTCTTGTACAAGTTATTGTTTTTTGGGTTGGCATATTTGATTCCATTATCCAAACGGAATCCCCCGGCATAAAATTAGTTCGAATTTCCATGATTATAATTCTTTTGGCGTTGACGGTTCGGCAAATGCGTAACGTTGGATTGCATCGGCAAACGCGTTTTGTGCATTTTCCATCGCCTTTTTCAATTTTTCGACGTGTTCGGAACGGCGCATAAGTTGGGCAAATTCGGCATCCTCAACGTTGACATACCAAACCGTTCCCGCCGAATTTGTTTCGTGAATTTCGGTTGCATCTTCATTTTCACATAAACGCGGCCGCCAAGATGCATCTAATTCAAAAGCGCGAATCCCGTTCGGTTTCTGTTCAATAAGACAGACACGGGAAACGTCTATTGAATCCAACCCGACACGATAAACCGGGGAACCAATTTGCAAATCTTTGACCGTCATATTACAATTCGATTTCATCGTTTAACAAATTATCCTTTGCCGCCTGTTCCGCCATCTGTTCCGGCGTGGGTCCGGCGGGCTTGGCCGGTTCCGGTTCATTTTCCCACGGCAATTTGTCCATTGCGCCATCATCCGGTAATTTTCCCGGAATTTCCGTTTTAACGGGCTTTTCCGGTTCGGACGGGGAATTTATCGGTTCGGGTTCTTTCGTCGCTTTTACGGCCCGTTTACGGCCTTTTTGGGCGGGTTCCGGCGCATTCGTCTTTTCCGGGGCTTTTGCCGCCTGTTCGGGTGCGTCCTTTTCGGCCGCTTTCGTCTTGATAAGTTCGGCCAACGACAAATTCAAGATGTTGTCGGAAATCTTGCCTTTGTCAAGGTCCAAAACGCCGCGTACAATCGTCAACGTGTTATCCCGCTTTTCATCCTCAATCGTTGCCAACGCCAACAGGTACGGCAATTTCTTGGCGTTCACGGAATCCGTTTGGTCTTTCAAATTGTACGTCGGGGCCTTGCGCCAATCTTTCGGGGAAAAGTTGAACACGCGTGTAACCGGCGTTTCCGGATAATGGACATTCCACATTTCACGGTATAAATGCAATTGCAATTCGTGTTCTTCGTAAAACCCTTTCCGGCCGCTTTTGAAATCCACGATTGCCACGAACGATTTTCCGGTTTTCGGGTCGGTCATAACGCACGGCAAGTCAAGGCAACCGGCATAATGGAATTTCGGATGGTACAAACCGATTTCCACGGCCAACGGCTTTACGTTCCAATCCTTGATGAATTGGGCGAACGCCAACACGTCCTTTCGTACTTTCGGCAACCATTCGGAAAATACCTTTTCGGGCAAGTTTTCCCGTTCCATATACGCCAACAGGGAGGCCGGGACGGAATCAAAGTCGTAACGGCGGTTGATAATCAGTTTTTCAAATTCGCCGTGCATAAACGTTCCATACGCGGCGGCCAAATCCCGCTTTTCCGTGGAACCATCCTTGCCGTTCGCAATCATCCAATCCAACAGGGCGGGCGGCGTCGGCATAACCTGTTTTAACAACGTCGTGACGGACGGGTAAAATTCCGGTTCCCCGGCATCGTTGAAACGGTAATAATACCGGTATCCGTCTGAATTGAGTTGATACAACCGGTATGCCGGTTCGGTCAATGCGTCGGCGTTGAAATATACGGCGCGGATTTCCTCAACGGTCATTCCGGGCGCGATTTCCTTTGCCTGTTCCGGTTCCGGTTCGGTCAATGCGGCCAACGCCGGGTCAATTGTCTTTTCTTCTTTCATTGTATCGCCTGTTAAAAATTACATACCTTTCGTTTTCTTGTAATCATGCCAACAGATTACCGCAAAAATAAGGGCAATGGCAAGTGTTATGAAATGCGACGGATTCCAAAAGATTGCCAAAAGGCACAACGCCGCAATGATTGACCAAATAATGGCCCACGCCAAAATACTTTTATACATAATCATTCGTTCGAAAGTCCAAAAAGAAAGTCGGCCGTGCATCCGGTCATTTCACAAATTACGTTAACCCATCCGACGTCAATTCGCGGGGTTTTCCCGGCGCATAAACGCGTAATGTTAACCTGTTGCGCAACCGGCGTGGAATCGGGCCACAGACGGGCGGCAATGTCCTTTTTCAAAACCTTTTTGCCCTGTTGTTTGGCGCGGGCAATCGCTTCTTCAATTCGCATCATATTTTTACGCTTTAATCTTGATTGTTTCGCCACATTGGCGACAAGTGAATATCTCAAAATCTTTTATCCATGTGTTCGGCGTGAAATAATCCCCATCTTTCAATTCGTGGCCCTCATCCCCGTCATAAATCAATTCGCCGCCACAATGCGGGCAATTGCCATCCCCAAAAATTATAAGGGCGCAAAAAGCATCGAACACGTCGGCCGGGACGGGGTGTGTTTCGTCTTTATATAAGTATTCGGCCAAAATGGCGAAAATGTCGGAAACATATTGTGGGCCTGTCGCAATCAACACGGATTCGCCCCAATTTTCGGTCGGGTCCTCAATCATCCCCGATTCAACCAACCGGTCGCAAAGTTCGACCGCCACGGTTTCCGGGTCGGCCATCTTGGCGGCCGCGACCCGTTTCAAATTTTCATCAATCTTGAATCGCATAACCGTTCGTTTATTTGAATAAACCCATATCCGTTTTTTTGTGGTAAACCGTGAACGTTTCGCCATCTTCCGGTATTCCGTTGCTTACCATTTCCCAACCGTCAGATTCCAACGCTTGACATTCCATAAAGTAATCCGAATCGGCGTTGTTAACCATCGCTTCAAAAAAGAAATTGAATGCGTCGTAGGTAATTTCGATTTTCATAAACTCAATTTGTTTTTGTCCCCGGAACCCGCCGGGTCGGTTGGGTTGCTTCTTCAACCCGGGTACAAAGATAAGTATTATTTTCTAATTACCAAAAATATTTTTATAATTTTTGTAAATTTCTTTTTCAGCCATTAAGAAAACGTCTTTGGTCGGCTTGTGGTTGTTTGGGATTGCCCGGCCGCCCCGTTATTTTTTCCAAATTTTCGTTTTAAGGGCATTTTGACCGCCGGATGGTCCGTTGGTCCACTTTTGCGGAAAATGCCGTTAAATCGCCCGAAATGGGCCAAATCGGGCAAGAATGAATCCGGGCCGCATTTCTCAACGCCGCCCGGAACAATGAGTAATAACAAACCTTAATTTTCAAACGCAAAGATATGAAAAACCCGGGATGATTCCCGGGCCAATCGTTATTTGTATATTTCGACGTTCATGTGTTTATGGATTAGGGCGTAAACCGCAATGATGGCGGATTTGTTTTCGTTGTATTCCTGTTGGGTGCAATCGGCCACAAAGTTTTCGAACGTCTTGTACAGGTTTTGCAACTGTTGTTCAGTCATTGTGTATCGGGCGCAACCGGATTCATCAATGATTCCTTTTTTGTGGTATCCGTGTTCTTCCATATCCCGGTTGGCCGCTTCCATCGTTTCCCGGATTTTGGAACAACCGCAACCGATTTCGTCATGGAAATTGGCCATGTAAACTATTTTCCCGTGTAACTTGATTTCATTAATACGGCCATTGCGGCGTGTCTGTTCGTTGTAATAATTTATGGACATATTCAGTTTGGATTGTGGGGCCGGGCAACCGGCCCCGGGTTCAACTATTCAACAATTGTTTATTCGGATTTGTGGGATAAAATATTGACCATATAAAAGGCCCGGCCGTTGCCGTTATAGCCATTCCGGATTTCGAAGAAATAACCGGCGTTCGTTAATTCCCGGATAACACGGAAAAGTTCGGTTTTCGTCTTGATTTCGCCCGGGATGTAAATATTGCGTTTGATTCCGTATTTCATATTGATTTGGAATTGTGGCCCGGGTTTCCCCGGGCCGGGGTTAATTAGTCGTAATTTTGGAAAAAGTCAACATCAGCACGGGCGGCGGCCATTTCCTTTACCTGTTCCGGAACGCTTGCAAGGGCTTCCGAAAGGGAACCAAATGCGAAATCGTTATTGGACCAAACGCCGTTGTGAAACTTGACGATTGCGGCAATTCCGCCGAACGCGTCAACCTCAAAGGAACCGCCGAACCAACCAAATTCCGGGCAATTGTTGAATTTGAACGTGCAACCGATGGATTTTGCAAGTTCTTCGCAAACGATTTTGAAATATTCGAAATTCATTTCTTTGTTCTTTACCGGGAACCGGCCCGGGCCGTGGGTTTCATTATCGAACCCGGATACAAATATAGTGCTTTTTTCTTAAAACCAAAAATTTTTTCTTAATTTTTGCGAAAAAAGTGCATTTTTTTTTGAATCCGGGTGCAAGATTCCGGCCCGAACCGGGTATATTTGCATAAGAGAACCCAAAAAATTAATCATTATGCCCGTACAAAAGACAAAAGGCGGCTATCGCTGGGGCCAATCCGGCAAAGTTTACCCAACCAAAGAACAGGCCGAACGCCAAGGCCGCGCAATTTACGCATCCGGTTACAGGGAAAAACCCACGCAAAGCAAAAAGAAATAGGGAATTATCGGTTTTTCCGATTTTTCCCTAACTTTGTCGTGTCTTTTTACCACGTATCGCCCAACACGGTATTTTGACCGCCACGCCCGGTTCGCCGGGTGTGGTTCTTTTATAGGATTTGCGCACATTCATACGCTAAACGTTCCCGGGCTGACCAATGGCACATCGTCATAATTCGGTTTTCTTCCTTTTGTGCCTGTATTTCATCCCAAACCGACCAACCCTTTGATGAATACGGGAACGGGTATGCCTTTTTGAATTTGCGCAATGATGTATAACGCGGGAATGGTCGCAAACGGTCGCTTTTTGTTGTTTCTGTTTGACAACCGGCAATGGCAACAGGGCGCATAATTCTTGAATGATTACGTTTATTTTTCATCTTATCGCAAATACGGGGTTATTTTTTCGCCGCCGCAAGATTCAGCCAACTGTACGGCCATTTCTTCGTTTTCCGGGTCGTTTGGAACGACAATGTACGCCACGTTCCCGGAACAGTCGAACAAATGGTAAACAGGCCGCAACGGGTACATCAATTCGTAATGAAAGATTTCGGGACCGCCGGGACCATCGAACGCGAACGCCAATACCTTGCAATCTTCCAACCGCTTTCCGTATGACGCAAGAATTTCCCGGTATTTGTCGCCCCGGGTCATTTTACTTGTTTTCTTGGCCATGTTAAACGATTTCTTCCATTCCTAATTGTCGAACAATGCTTTTCCCATCCGGGCCAATAATGCGTTGTTCAACGGTCATTATCTTACACCAAATATGAGTATTTGCGTACAACCAATTTTGGGCGCGTTTTCGGGTTTCTTGACATTTCCCGTGGTAACGTGGCGAACAACGTTGCCGTCCCTGTTCATCAATAAATATTGCCCGATGCCAAGTGACTTTCCCGGACGGGTTTTTGTGCCTAATTATTTTTGTTATCATAACTTTTATTGACCAAAATAGCCACAACCGCGGCGATAATTAATACTGAAAATTCCATAATAGTATTATTTAATTGGTTTAACAATCGTTCCGGGCCGCCACAAACCGCGTTTTTTTTGCGTTTTGGCCAATCTATCAATTGCCGCAATCTTTTCTTTCAATTCTTCCTTTGTCATATCGTTATGGTATTGTGGGCCGGGATGGACCCGGCCCGGGTTTACTTTTCAAAAAACTTGGAACAAAGGTTATCGCCGTGGATTGCGCCGACCGTAACCGGCTTGGATTCATCAACGAATTGTTCAAACATTTCGTCGTCGCAATTGTACGGCAACATATAGACCCATACCAAGACGTTGCCCGTTTTCTTTCTTCCAATCCGTTCGTCTAATTCGTAATAGTAAACGAAATGGCGATTGCGGACCGCATCTTTGCCAAGTTCCTTGACGCAACGGCGGGCGTTTTCGTGGGCCTGTTGTTTCAGTTCGAACAACCGGGCGCGGCTTTTCGTTTCTTCGTTCTTTACCCATCCAATCGGGCAATCATTGATTGTAACTTTGTATTTCATAATTGGGGAAAATTAAGCAACGTAAAACGAAATCTTGATGCCGCGGCGGAGTTTGCAGACGCACTTGTCATCCATGCAAGCGAAAGCCCTGTCGAGAAGCCTGTTCGTCAACTCAATGTCGCCAACCATGCGAACCAGACCAGCAACCCCGACCAGCGTGTTAACCTTCTCGCCATTATAGAGGCCGGAAACCTTGATTTTGTAATTGCCGTTAATTTGGCGGGTGGTGTATTTTAACGTTGCCATAACTGTTGTTGTTTGTTCGGGGAACCGGCCCCGGCCGTCGGGTTATTTCCTCAACCCGGGTACAAAGTTAGTCATTTATTTTTAATTACCAAAAAAAATTGATTATTCTTCAAACTTTCACACAAAATAAGTTATTTTTTGCTTTTCTTCGATTTAAGACACTTTTATGGCGCGGATGATAAGTTGTGCTACCCGGACCGCGAAAGGCCCGGAAATCGCATAAAAACGGCCAAATCCGGGATGGTATAAAAAAACCGCCCCAATCGGGACGGGAAACAGGCCGACAACCTATTGTTGCGTATAAGAATCGGTCGGTTTATGCAAAGATAGAAAAAACCGGCCGCATTTCGCAACGGGGCCGGGAAAAACTAAAGCATGGTTATATGTAAATACTGTTCCATGACAAAGATAATCACTTTTCGATTACGATGTGTTCGATTCCGATAATTTCCGTATGCGGGTTTTTGCTCAACACATCCAATTGCCGGCCCTCAATATTCCGGGTTTTCCAAAGGAAACCAAGGAACCGGCGGTATTTGATGGTTTCGGCCAACAACAGGGAATCACGGTTGGACAATTTACCCGTGAATTGGTCGGCCGTCAAGATTCCGTCGAAATCAAACCACGCGTCGCCACAATGGACCGCCACGGCCGGAACCCGGACGGAATCACGGACAATGACCGTATCTTTGGGGACCGCCCGCAAATCAATGATGGTTTGGGATTGGGTTTTGTTCACGGCGGCCAAATCCCGGTTGCGTTGCTTCAACTCTTTTATCAATGCCGCATCGTCGGCCCGGAACCGTTCGTATTCCTTTACGGTCAATTCAAGCGATTGCACCCGGGCGGCGTTCAACGAATCCCGAACCCGGTACGTTTCCACATCGGCCAACAACGTTTCCGTATTGTTCCGGTATTTGTCCCGTTGCGCCGTCAATCGGTCAATCTTTTTGTCAACCCATATAACGGCAATTGCGGCCGCAATAACGACGGCCGCCAATATCAAATACTTTTTCATTTCCTGTTCCTTTTTGCCGTGCATACCGCCATTGGAAATTCCGCCCGGACGTCGAAACACGGACATTGTTTTATCCATTCGTTCGGCGTTATTTCCCCATCCTTGTTTTTGTCCGGGCTTGCGTCCCGATGCCCGATAACCTCAACAATCGGGTATTCGTCCATCAACTTGTAAACAAGATTGGCCAACGACAACTTTTGTTCCGGGGTCCGGGTATCGGCCGGGTTCCCGTTCCGGTCAAGGCCGCCAACGTAACAAATCCCGATGGAATGTTTGTTGTACGCCACGCCGGACAATCCGGCCGTATTGCAATGCGCCCCGTCCCTATTCAACGGACGGCCAACCTCAACCGTTCCATTCAAGTCAATAACGTAATTATACCCAATCATTGCAAAGCCGCGTTCTTTGTGCCATTTATCAATGTCGGCGGCCCGGACGTCTTGACCCGCCCGGGTTGCCGAACAATGGATAACGATAGCGTCAATGTCTTGTTTCTTCATTTCTCAAAGAGCATTTTTCTAAATCTTTAGGTTTCAAAATACACGTTCCCGCAACGTTATATTGGCAAGATGCGCAAATTTCGTCTTTCCCGGGTTTTTGGGCGTCCTCAAACGTCATTCCAATTTGGTCCTCAACTCTGAATTTCATGTACCGGCGCAACCATCGAAAAATCGGATGGTCGGATATGACGGCCGCGTTTTCCAAAAATGACCAAAACTCCACGCCGCAACAAAAAGCCGTGAAATAATTGGCAAACCGCAACCGTGTTTCCGTCGCTATCGTCTTGTCAAGCATTTCGGCAAGCACGATGCCGACCAGAATGAAGACAAACTTATAAATCGTCCGCCAAGCCTTGACCGATTCAAATGCGAACCGTTGTTTGGTACGCTTTGCCACTACGGCCGATTTGATAACGCCGGTTATGAAATCAACCAATTCGAATACCGCTACCGTTACGAACAGCGGCAACAGGTTTTGAACGAATACCGAAAGAAACCCGGCAAGGATTCCGACCAATATCTTTGCCGGGTATATATTTAATTGAATCATAGTTTAATCAATTAGTGGTTAAAATATTTTAATACCTCAGATTTAACAATCCGGTTCCATAATTGAACAAAATTTTTGTTTGTCCGTACATATCCAAACATTCGGGTTCGCCATCCAAATATTTGTAAATCGGAACATTCGTTACAATTTTCTTTTGTTCAACATCAATTATGCTAATGTGCGCTTTTACGTCGTCCAATCCGCCATTTGCGAGATAAATTCGGCCGTTATTAAAGAATGCGTCTTGACGATATTTTACCAACGCCATTTCGAAATTTTCCGCAATATCCGAATCCGTAATTAAAATTTCCGTTCCGTCCGACAATAGTGGTAGTGCAAATTTACAAATCATCGTTGCCGTTCCATAATTCGTATTAACGGACGTTTTGTAAGCGAAAGCATATATTTCATTATTATCCCGGTCAACAACAAAGTCACATTCGCCCGAACCTATAATGTTGGAAGATACACCGGAAAGATTGATCTTTTGCACAAGCGTTAACGAATAAACGCCGTTGTTTGATTGTACATCATACACAAAACACGCCCTTTCATGTCCGGCATCCCATTGTGAAACATAAATAACCGGCATTATTGAATTTGCGGACGCAAATTCATTTCCAACGCAAGCCACGTTACAATGCGGGTTATAATAGCCGCCGTTCGGAATAGATAATGTTCCCAACAATTGGCCCGTTTCAATTGAAAACAACTTTGCCGTTTGATTTTCGTTATTGAAGAAAATAACATAATTGTTGTATATGGCCATACTTTGCGCCCACGTTGCATTTATTAACGTTTTGAAATTTTCGACATGGAACAAACGCATTTGGATTTTTTCGCCATCATAATTTATTCCGTTATCCGGCGAAACGACTTCTTTGATTTGTTCCAACGTTTTAAACATTTCCGCATTGCCATAACGGGTGTTGAAAAACGACAACGATTCCGTTTCCCGTTGTGTCGTTGCCGTGTCTCTTACGTTGGCAACGATAAGGCAAAAATAGGTGTTTGCCGGAACGACGTGCGTTGACGTAATCCACGGCAACGCTTGGATCATATGAGTTTCTCCTGTTTCCGGCCCATCAAAATACTGCACAGCGAACTTATATCCCGGTTGTACAGTTATGGTAATATCCTCATCGAACACCGCCGGGACGTCCATCGCGTTTCTTGTTCTGTCAGGGCCGTATGTCCCATTCCCATAATGAGTATTATGCGGCTTAATTCTTTGCCACATATACGGCGATAATAACGAATATGAATATGCGATTTCGCGTATTTCTTCCGCCTGTTTATCGTCAAAATAACGGCCATTTAAACGAAACGGCACAACGCAATGTACCATAGACATTTGATTATTGCTATTCACGCTCACGCAAGCAATAATTTTATCAGTTGGAACCGTAGAACTCCACCGTTTTGCGATTAGTTGTAGGTTGTCTGTATCGAAAATAATCGCCCATAAGAAAGAATCGTATGCCGTGATATTGGACAATGTAAATGTTGACCCGGATTCGATAATATAGTTATTATTGCCAACACGACACACTAAATTACCGTCCGAAATAGTAAAAACCCGGTCCGTTGTTATATCCACCAATCCCGCTGTATAAGCAACGATATAATTTTGACGAATAGACGACGCTTGGGCCACGCCTGTCAAATCCTTAGACCACGACCCGTTATATTTGAGAACCGCTACTTCGCCATCGGCCAAGACCAAACCACCAAAATTGGCGTATGTTCCGGCGGTCGAGGCAAGATAAAACACATTCTGATCCGGCGTTCCGGGGTTCGCAGCCGGGGTTGCGATACCCGCAAATTGGTAGTTTGCGCCCAACGAATTAATCATGGATAACAGTTGCGCCTGTAATAATGCCCCGGTAATCTCATTATTCCCGTTTTGCTTTATAACGGCCTGTATAGCGGCCTTTAGTATTGAATAATTTGCCATAATTTATTGATTATTATTAAAATCGTTGTTAAAATCGTTGTTAAAATCGCCATGCCCGACGGGCTGGATATATCCCCGGCCAATCTTTTTCGCGACCGTGGCCGTATCGAACTCCGCCTCAACCGCGGCCACGTCCCCGTTGCCCTCCCACGTCGGATTAATTAAAAACGTGTCGAGCTGGTACGTCTGGCCGTGATAATATATATTAGCGAAATCAGCCATCCGTATAAATCGCATCACGTCCAGAAGATATTCGGGGGCGAAGAAACTGAACCGATACCGCTTCTCGGAAATCTGCTTGATCGGGAAAAAATAGCCGTCCCTCGTCTCGCCCTCTTCCTCGAAAATATATTCCGGTTTTGCAAGATCAGTCGGCAAATATAGGATGTTTCGGAACTGCGTGTCGTTAGCATATTTATAGACGATCGTCCCGGCATCCATCACAAAATCCTCAACATCCCACCATTCGATTTTCAAATATGGTTCAATATCATTAACAACCGTAAAAACGTCTGAATAACGAAAACCTCTGTCCGCTATTAGTAACGCCGCATAATAACGCCCATTATCCAGATTCGGGAATAATACCGCATTACCCGGATAAATGACTATTGTATGCCCTTGGCGTCGTTCAACTTTTAATCCGGCATCTATTATGGCTTGCGTAAAATCACCAACCAGAACACCCTTATCTGTATATAAGCGGAATTGCAATACCGACAAATCAGACTGTGCATAGTCGTAAATTACTTGAAATGGAAGCATTGTACCGGCGGGAGTATAAAGCGGATACTCCCTGCCGTAAATCCACCATTTACGGGCGTTCTGCTGGTCGATTGACGTGTACCACGGCAAGACTGAAAGATTATTATTCGGTATCATAATAGAGCGTCACGTTTGCGTTTCTGCTGCACAAATTTACGGATAAATCAGTTATCACGCCCTCCCCAAGATTTGTTTTAATTAATTTCAACAAATCCGGATCGTAAAGCGCCGGAAAGTTTAGCGATTGTCGCTTGAGTTTTCGGACTCCCGTGGCGATCTTCTCCACGCCATTAATCTCGTATCTCGAAGCCGGCATATCATAAGCGTAATATCTCTGCATATAATCAAACGACAGAAATCCGTTCTGCATGATATGATCGAGATCCTTTTGCCAATATTTCACCGCCGTCATGGCCTCAACACCTTCCGTATAAGCCAAAGACGTGACCGTTATCGTAGCGTCCGTCCAGACATAGACACTAATATACGAACCGTTCTCCGTAACCGTATATTCAAGCGTTTGCTCGGCGCTTGAAGGCTCCAAAATGTCGATCAAATTTATAACCGTATGATTTGAATTATCCTCATAAATCGCCACCCGAACCGGGGCTATTATTTTCAGCCGGATACGCCGACCCCTATATTGGCTAATATCGATATTCGTATCCGTTTCCCCGGACGCTTGAATCTCCACACTTGCCGTCAAAGTCTCGTGCCATATATCCGCACTTTGATCCCCGGTCGACAAAATCACGAAACCGTCCTTCGAAATCTCAGTTGGATTAAGCAAAATATAATCAACATCAGACGTAAACCTCGACACGTCAATCTGCTCGATATTGCCTTGCTGGACATATCCCGAAATGATGTCAATCGGATAACCCTCGAAAGGCTGCGTTACGTCGTCCATCCATCCGAACTGATACCTCTCGGCCATTTCCGGCTTGTCGAACTCATACTGACGACGGGCGAACGACCACTCCTTCCCGTTTCGGGGAACTCTCAAGGTCGTCAAATCCACCCCCACAACAGGCCAACCCGAATACGTCCCTCCCCTACGGAAATAATCTATTTGTTCGACCCTCAACTTGTTTTGCGAATCAATCCACCAATAACAACGGAAACAGTCCCGGAGCATCGTCAGCACATTCCCCAAAGTTATCGGGGCTTTTCTCGCTGGCTGATCGTAACCGGAATTGATGACATTCGACTTCGGCGTAATTACAAGATTATGCGCCCCGGTTCCAAGCGGCGTTGTCCCGTATAAAAATTGTGAATAATCAGCCGTAGAGCCGAATGTTATCCCCGGAGCTATCTGGCCAAGCAAAACCGACAATACACTCCATAACGGATATGCGTCTTTAAGCACGAACGGTTTTCTGGCCGTTTCCTCGATAGCCCAATCCATGACAAAGAACGAGAACCATATCGACACCCTTCCCCAAGCATTTCTCGCAACCGGGAAATATTCGCCCATCCATCCCGGCTGCCGATAGTATCTCCCAGGCTGGTAAATTCCCCACTCCGTCGGGGTTGTGGTCAATAATGACGATAGCGTTATCGTACTCGGGAAATTATATCCGACCACCCGTGTATAATTACGATTGTTCGGAACTATGTCATCCGTCCCAATCAGATACGTCCCGACGTTGTTAACGGCCTCAACATCGACAACATATCTCGCATAAACCTCAATGTCATATATCGAAACGGACAAATCCCCGGACGCTCCTGTGCCGGAGACAGGTGACAAAGTGACAGCATTCGGCACTGTTGGCGGCGCTCCATTTAAGCGATAAGTCCACATTACCGTCGAGCCTTGTAAAATCTGCCATTCGACATAACTTCCCCCCGTAACCGCGACATAATTATACCGAAACGTATAATTACCATTCGTAAAATCGTGCATACCGGGAACATTCTCGGCAAACGTGTCGCCCATAAACACCTCCGGGACAATCGCAGACCCCGACACCGCAAAAACCCTCGTCGATTTATTCAAGGCGAAATTAAGTTTCCCGTCGCCTATCTCGGTTAGTCTTTCCTTATCCGTCACCGCCTCGCATTCCTGTTCCCACCACATTCCGGACAGGAAGCATCCGATAGAAGTCTGGCCCGGAACGTAAACTTGGATCATCGGTCGTTTGTCCATCTGCACCGACACAATCTCCGGGGCGAGCGAGATTAAATCGAACTCCTTGTCCAATCCCGCAAGCACATTCCCGTAAGCGTCATTCACGTCTGGCGTAACGATTACCGTCTTTGACCCAGCGTCGAACTTGCAATCAGTTTTCCAAAACGTGCCGTTCCAATAATCCGACCATGACGAGCCGCCATCATACGATATGCTGACTTTAACTCCGAACCTCGTATCAAAAGACGCAGACACAATCCTATCGTAGTCGTTCGATTGGAATGTCAGATCGCCGGACAATTTCCTACGGAAAAACTGTTGCCCCGACTCCTTCTCGAAATGGATCGCCAACTCGTCACTATACACCGGGTACGCCCTTTCCGTAACGTTCCCGACAGTTAAATCGAATTTATAAATTGGATTCATGTTACGACTTAATCTTGCGTGTCACATTCTTATACCGAATTACCGTATAGCCATTCCCGTCAACAAAACGGCTCTCATCCCCTTGCTTGCGTATCGCGGCCACGTCCCGCTCAAGCCCGGAAACGTCCGTCTGACCGCCTCCTATCATCCCGACGGCATAACTGGCCATCGAGGCGTTTGCCCTACGATAGCGGTCCGCGAAAGTGCCATTATTAAGCGAATTGATAACATCGGGGATCACGTCCCGGTATCTTCTCGAATTTCGCTTGTTAATAATCGCGAAGAACTCTCCGCCCTCGGCTCTCCTTCTCGTGCCGTCCTTTTTCCGGCCAAGGTCGATGTCGTGTCCGCTGGCATGGCTTCCGCCCTCAAGCAACTCAACCGTACCCTCGCCGTATTGCTCGCTACGGGTAACTTGCGCCGCCTTGAGTTTAGCCGCCGCGAATGATCCCCACATGACGGCAATCGCCGCGATCGCAGCCGCCATTCCCAAAGGCCCGGCACCCGAAAAGGCTTTCCAAATATTAGCGGAGGCCGTCACAAGACTTGACGCTTGCGTCGTTGAATCCAGCAACAGTTGCGCCCGCTGCGCACGCTCTTGATCCCTCAAAGCCGCTTCCCGGTTCTTCTGCGCCAAGGCCAATTCTTTCTGCGCCGTCTCCACCTCGTTTGCGTAGCCTTGATTCCTCGCCTCGATCTCCGCGTCCAAGACTTTCTGCGCCGCCTCAACCTGTTTATCGGCGGCAGCTACCGCCGCGTCCGCAGCCGCCATCCATGCGTCAGCAATCTCCGAGAGCGAGCCCTTGACCGAATCAAAGGCTGTCCGCAGCGCGTCTTGCTGCTCCGGGTCGACATT